ATAGAGCTAAGTGCTGAGTTGACGAACTCGCAATCGTTTAATGATCCTACGTCAGTTTATCATGAAAAGAAAATTCAAAAATAAATACAAAATCCTTTTAATAAAGGTCATATCTATAATTAAACTTATTTTCATGGATAATACTAGTTTGTCTACTATAAAGGTAGATAAGCTAAACAAGGTGTTCTTAGATAATTGATTAAAATTATCGAGCTCGAGAGGATATCCAGAGACTATAGCTAGATTCAAACGAATCCGGTTATGTGTTTTTAGATATCTATCGGGTGAACCCTTTGAAAAATACGAAGGAATCCGTCTAACAACTGACGGAATTCCAATAATACTTGGTGACTGAATCCCTTTAATAAGGAATAAAGACCCAAATATTATTCGTATCTTGAACACTTACCTATTTATAGGTAGACAGTTTCGGATCAAGGGTGATGAGGACTATAGTTTGATAACTTATCAAAGTAAAGCCGATATAAATTTTGTTATATCGCCTCAATTCTTTGACAGGTTCTCAAACCGTTATCCTCATTTAGGGTTAAGACCATCTAACTTCGGTTATCTAAGATCCTCCACAGGCCCTGGTGGGCCTGGTATGATCGGTGTCTTACTAGAAGCTAAGAATATCCCTGATTCTGTTTTACACAGTATTAAGGCATTCTATGACTACTGAGGAGACACTCTTCATGGGAGGTTATTAGATATTATTAGAAATACCGACACTTCAAAGTTACATTATGAGAAGGTAGGTTCTGATTCTTTCACAAGAATAGAACAATTTTCCAATAGGAAACTAGCCTCTATAACTGACAGAGAAGGTAAAATGAGAGTTGTTGCGATCTTCGATTGATGATCGCAGACTGCTTTGAAACCTTTACATGAAATGATTAATACAATCTTAAGGTATATACCTTATGATTATACTTTCAATCAAGGAGGTTTCAAGGAAGTCGCTCTTGGGTTTTCAGGAGTTACTTATTCCATTGACCTAAAAGGAGCTACGGACCTTTTCCCTGTAGAAATACAGCGAAGATGTCTAGCTTCTTATTTTGGTGATGAGATAAGTAATCACTGAGTTAATATCATGGTTGGTCAGAGTTTTGTAACCGCCAAGGGGGATTCGTACAAATATTGTACGGGTCAGCCCATGGGTGCTTACTCTTCATGACCTACTATGGCATTAACACATCACTTATTAGTTCAATACGCATGGGAAAGGTGTAAAACATCTTCTCCTATGAAGTATTGTCTTTTAGGTGATGACCTAATCATTAACGGTAAAGATCATTCTTTAGAATATCTTAAGTTATGTGATGAGTTAGGAATGTTAATCTCTTATGAGAAGACATTCATCTCGGATCACTTCTTAGAATTTTCTAAAAGAATAATTCTAAATAAAACCGAAGTCACAGCCTTTCCAGTTGGGACCTTGCTTCAAGCAAAGGACAATATTCATATGTTGTCCGAAGCTCAGAAACAAGCATCTCAACGAGAATGGACTGATTCTATAAGTAAAGAGAAGTTCTGCAATGAATTACTTTTTATTCTAGGAATTAAGCAACAGCGAGCCAGATCTTACCTTGTTAGAAAACTAACAAGCTATCATCTAGCGTTGGTGCCTTTTTCCCCCGAATGAGAAGAGAATTTCGAAACAGCTCTTGCGAGGTGAATCAAACCTTCAAATTTTCATTTAGGTTGTTCTACTAATGTAGAATTTAAGAAAAGATTCTTGCTTGAATGCTTTGTTACAGTTAAGGGAGACCTTATCTATAATAATGCAGTTAAGACTGTGCAGAACTTCAATTGTCTTAAAGACAGGTTGACTTTTAGTGATTCGGATACTGGTTATAAATATATTCATAGAATATTGAACAACATTTGTTCTTCAAGTTCTTTTGAATCTACTATAACTCAGGATCCTGACATTATAAGTCAAAGGCTAAAAGATACAGCTTTAGCTGACATGAACGAATTCATGAGGCTTCCAGCTGATATCTCAACATTATTCTTCGAAACCAATCATGAAAAGAGGTCTAAGACGAATTCTATTATAATAAGAAATTATTATAAAGAATTAATCTCTTGATCATCGAATCGTGATTTGGTTTTGAGAGATTAAAATCTCTCATAATAGGTTGCGCGTAGAGAAAAACTACGGCTTGCTACCAGAAGGTGATTGACCATCACCAGACTCTTGCTACCATACTAACCATATGGATCGCGGAGTCGCGGCTTTGGTATGCTTTTGTTCCCCG